TTTAAACAATATTGTAAATGTTGTTCAGCTATATGTCTGTTAAAAGCATTTTGTGCGCCAACACTACAATAATATTGTCCTTGTGGAGGCAATTTATCAATTTGTAATTGCGAATCTATTATAAAATATTCTTGTTCTAAACCAAACCAAGGTTCTTCGTTTAATTTTTCTTGAAAAATTTTATTGGCATTATATCTAGTATTTGATGGTAATGGTTCTCCTAGTGGATCGTAAGTATCACATAATACTAACAAATTGTTTCCATCAGGACGAAATGGGTCTTTAAATGATGCTTTCGGTTTTAAAATAATTTCAGAATGTTTTCCAATGGCTTGTTCAGTAGAACTACCATCATAATTCCACTCGGGAATATTATGTAAATTATCTTTTCCATCCGTAACTTTATAATCAACTACTTTTGTTTTACTTCGTAATTCATTATTACCTCCAATCCAAACATATTCAATTATTGACATTATATAATTAATTATTTGTTTTGTCTTTAAGTAACACATAATTAATTTAATTGTAAATTAGTAATAATATTATCATTAAAAAAATGAACATATTATTTTATTTAGTATTTCTATTTAGTATTTCAATAGTTTAGTATTTAAAATCCACCAGGAAATCTTACCATATTAGCACCAATACCAAAACCAGCACCTGAACGAGCACTAATGGCTAAACTAGGAACATAAGTATCAAGAATACTAAAAGTAGCAGCAGCAGTTAAAGCAATTAAAGCAACTTCATCTAAGTTAAGACCTCTCTTAGGAATAGCATAAGCTGCGATAGCAACCATTAAACCTTCAACAAGGTATTTGATAGCTCTCTTAACGAGTTCACCTAAATCTAACATATTACCAGTCATTATATATAATTTAAAAAGAAAAAAATAAAAATTAATTATAGTTCGTAAAATTACTTAAATATTAATAGGATATTTATCTATAATGAGTTTTTCTAAACCAACGAAACCTCCAGAATCAGTAGAACTTAAACAAAATTCTGATGGAACAGAAAACCCTAAATATATTGATTTATTAGATGAAGATAAAGGTATTGCGGGGCAAAAATTTGTCTGTTTATCATTTATTTCTCCTGAACACATTTTAAAACAAAAGGAAACATTTTTATTTGAACAGTTTATTAAAAATTGGGACTTCAGTAAATCTATGGAAAAGTTTACTCAATTTTTAAATTTTATTTCATTTAAATATCATATAGATTTTGACAAACTTACTAAAGACTTCCAAGAATTTTCTAAAGATGAAAAAGAAAATTTAATTAAAAGCGATATAGAAACCGATTATAAAAATTTCTTAGATGAACATGAAGACAATTTAAATAAAGAATTTGATACCAAACATAATTTTCAAACTTCTATTCGTGGTATTAAAGTTCGTGGTTCTTTTCCTAATCAACAAGAAGCTGAATTAAGATGTAAAATGTTAAGACAAAATGACCCTAGTCATGATGTGTATGTTGGTCCTGTAGGTATTTGGGTTCCTTTCCATCCTGAAGCTTATAAAACAGGTCGTGTAGAATATATGGAAGAAACCTTGAATGAGTTGATGAGTGAGAAAAAGAAAAATGAAGAAAAGGCTAAAGATGAATTTGAAAATCGTGTTAAAGAATCCAAACAAAAGGCTATCGAGGATAATAAAAAGAAAGCAGCAGAAACAGGCGCTAAACTTACACAAACTATTAATGCGGAAGGGAATCTAATATCTGTTGCCAATATGAATACTCAAGAAGTTTCTATAGGTGAAAATGCTACCCTAGAAGATGTAAAGAAAGAATTATTTGAAGGTGATAATATTGTAATAGATAAAAATACAGATCATGGTTTATCGAATCTAGAATCTGAAGAAACTCAAAAAACTCAAGAATCTGAAGAATATGTAAATATAACAAATGCTTAATTTAAATTATAAATAAACAATATAATAATAAATGTATTATTTTGTTTATATGGTAAAGGGGACTGACCTTCAAGAACTGAAAAAAACAAAAAATCTATATGAAATATATAAACTTGAACAAACTATTAAGAAACTCAATAATGAAATAAATATTATTAATAATGATATTATTAACGATTGTATAAAAAAATATGGAAAACATCATTATGAAAGAGAAGAAGAATCTGGCCCTTATCCAGAATCATATTGGATTTGTAAAAATTGTGAATGTGAACAATAAAATAGTTAGTCTATTAGTCAGGTAATTATATAGGATCATCCCAATTATTTAAATCATCACCTGGTAATTGAATAGAGCTTTTAAAATCAAGAGGAATTTTATTTTTTTCAATCATTTTTTCCAACGCCCAATCTTGTTTTTTTGTTTCGAATAATTTTTTTCGATTAGAAAGAATCAAATTTATATTTTTAATATTATATTCATTTCTACTTTTTGAGTCCATAATAATTTCAAATTCAGTACATAAGGTTTGTTTTGTATCAATCAATGTAAAATATTCTTCTTCCATAACAGTAACCACTTTAGTATTCCAATCATTTAATTTATCATCAGGATCTTGATGTTCCCATAATTTATGATTTGTCCAAGGACCTAATATATCCATTCTGTATTCTATTTTATTATGTAAATTAGAATATTTTTCTCTTAAATTATGAATTCTTTCTTTCTTTTCATCCAGTTTATAATACTTGGAAATAGATAAAATTAAACTAATATAAGTTGATATCGAAATACCAACTACAGAAACCGCAGAAACAGGAGTAGAAAAAAATTCTTTTGTAGATTGTAAAAATCCAGATACAGTAGAAAGAACAATAACAGAAATTTGAATATAATTAATTTTATTATTTAAATCATCATATTCTAAATCTAATAATCGTTTATTTTCTTTACATTCTTTTAAAATATATAAATTATTATTTATAAAGGAATCAAGTTGATTTTTAAAAATAATAAATTGTTTTGTTGTTTTAAAATCATCATGAGACTCAATATTTTCTAAATTTTCTAAATTTTCTAAATCTTGTAATATCTCATTAGAAGAATCCACATTTACATTAGAATTTTTTTTATTTTTATTTTTTTTAGTATTCGTATTGTTGGTATTCGTATTGTTGGTATTCGTATTAGTGGTGTTCGTATTGTTGTTATTATCTTCTACAACACCTACATTATCTTTATCTTTATCTTTATCTATCGTTGGAGAAGTCTTATTACTTGACATATAATAATGATACAGAAAATATTATTATCATAATTATAATTATTATTACCATTTAGTTTTTCTAACATTTATTTTAGGTCCAGCGCCTTTTTTTTGAACACTATTTGGATCATACACGTCATCTTCGTCATCACTATTTATATCCTTTGATAATTCCCAAAATTCTTTAGATCCTAGACGAAAATTACTATGAGTTTGGGCCTTGTACCAAAAAATCAGATCTTGTAATTTATTCGATTTAGAATTATTATTTATAACTAAACATTCAAAATTTTCTGTACATTGATCCATCACCTGACAAAAAGATTCAAATGTTGGAAACATACCAGCATAATTTTCATATATTCTTTTTCTATTAGCAATATAAGGTTCACGTAATATAAAAACATAATCAATATTTGTTCTTAAATTAGGTGGAATACCTAAAGGATATTGCATTGTAATAATTAACATAATTTTCCAATGACGTCCATTCATAAATAATAAGCGCATCATTTTGTCTTTTGTCCATTTTGCATCATATAAACAATCATCTAAAATAACAAAAGCTCGTGGATCAATATTTGTCCTTTTATAGGCTTCCATCTCTCTCTTTATTTGTTTTAAAACTGTTTTCTGCCGCTTAAGAATATTTTCAATGATGGCTGTATTATATTCATCATGAATAAATAACTTAGGAACATGAGCACTAAAAAAACCGTTTCCTGCTTCAGTTCCAGAAATTACAGTTCCAATAGGAATATCTTGATGATGATATAATAAATCTCTAACAAGAAAACTCTTTCCAGTATCTCTCCTTCCAATTAAAACAACAACAGGTCCTTTATTTTCATCCGCCCTAAAACTAATATCCTTCATATCGAATTTTTTTAAATCAAGGGTCATAATTATTTTAAAGTAAGAAAAAAAATAATTATGAAATACGAAATAATAAGTTAAAATTACTTATTATATTTATATTAAGAATAATAAAGAATGAACTTTTCTTTGTTTTATCGAAAAAATAAAAATGATGAATTATTTAATGCTTTAGAAAATTCTCATTTAGGACTAAGTGGTCTTCAAAATTATGTTCCGTTATATGAAAATTTTTTTTCATTAAATACATCAAATTTCAATGGCATTAATTTAAATCAAAAATATTATTTACATAGCATTAATAGTGAATTATCAAAAAATACATTAAATATTAATTTATTAGATAATTCCAATAATATTTTAAAACAAGATATATTTTGTAAATTCTCTCCTTTATTAGATCCATTAAAATTTTTAACAGGTAAATATGATTTATCCGCAAATCATTTAATAGAATTACCAACATATAATACTGATAATAAATTTCCTAAATTATTAGACAAAAATAATAGCGCATATGTAGATGCGTTTTTTACCTATTTATCTAGTCAATTACTTCATAATTATAATTTTATGAATAGTATAGATTATTATGGTGCGTTTATTGGTCGTCAAGAAAATTTTTTATATAACATTGCTGATGATCTAGAATATTTAAATAGTAGTGATTATTTTCATAATAATAAAGGAAATTTTTTTGATTTAGAAAACGATGACTATAGTGAGTATTTTAATATTGATTCTCGATCAAATAAAAAAAAAATAATTATGAATGAAAAAATAGACAAAATAGAATTAGATACATTTAATAATAATGATTTTACAATATTTACACACGATAATGAAACATCAGAGAGAATAGTAAATTTAAATGATGTTTGTATTTATAATCATTCTATCAAAAAATCCGGTAGTACAAATTCTAATTCATCTTGTAGTTCAAAGTCATCAAATACAGAAAATGATGATAATGAAATAAATAGTTCGGATGATAATTCCGACAATAACTCTGATAGCGAATCTGATAGTGAATCAGAAGATGATCATGATATATTCTGTTCATTACATCATTTTCCAATTCAAATGATATCATTAGAAAAATGTGAAAATACCTTAGATTATTTAATGGAAAATTTTCTGTTAGATGATAAACAATGGATTTCATGTTTATTTCAAGTAATAATGAGTCTTGTAACATTTCAAAAAGTATTTTCATTTACACATAATGACCTACATACAAATAATATTATGTATACAAATACCAATAAAACTTATATTTATTATGCTTTCAATAAAATATATTATAAAGTTCCAACATTTGGAAAAATATTTAAAATCATTGATTTTGGAAGAGCTATATACAAATTTAATGGTCAATTGATGTGTAGTGATAGTTTTCATCCAAGAGGAGATGCCGCATCCCAATATAACTGTGAACCTTATTTGGATGACAAAAAACCAAGATTAGAACCTAACCCTAGTTTTGATTTATGTAGATTAGCATGTTGTTTATATGATCATTTTATTGAAGATTTATTTGAAGCTGAAACTATCATAAAGAAAAATAAAATTGCTTCATTAATTAATTCCTGGTTGATAGATGATAAAGGGAGAAATATCTTATATAAAAATAATGGTGAAGAGAGATATCCAGAATTTAAATTATATAAAATGATTGCCAGAACTGTTCACAATTCTATTCCATCTGTTCAATTAGAAAATACAATATTTAAAGATTATATTATCAGTAAAAAGAAAATTAATAAGGACAAACATATAATGAATATTGATAAAATACCTCAACAGTAATACAAACTCAATTATTCGGATTTATCTGAAACAT